AGAAACTGATGGGCAAGGCGGAGTTTGCTGAGAAAATCGGCGGCTATGTGACCAAGCCCCTGGGTAAGCCCACGCTGGCCCTCAGCACAGACAAGCGTGAGGCCTACAACCCCGCCGCTGCTGACTTTGCCGGGGTGACCGCCAGTGAGTAAGTATCAGACCTGCGCCCATTCTGCCCCTTGGCAACCTCCCATCCCGCTGGATGATGCGGAAAAGGGCTACCCCGTGGGCCGTTTTTGCAAGCACGCTTGCGGCAGTATGGCTGTCATCCGTGACCCGGAGGTCTGCGAGAGCTGCACACAGTACACAGACCCCGCCAAGCTCATCACCATCAACACTGGGGACTACCACGCAGACATCTATTTTGACCGGCTGGAGGACATGCCCCTCTCCAACATCCGCAAGGTTTTCAAGCTACTCCTGGCGGACCCGTGGAGCAATGAGGGAGCCATCCGTCAGATGACCCTCTACCTGGATGCCGCCGTGATTGAAAGCAAAGAGGCCTGGAAACAGGCCAGTATTGAGTATCAGAACGGCTGGCGCAATGTGTTCAATAAGAAAAGCCGCCTAAAAGAGGACCGCCAAAAGCTCCGGGAAAACAACCGGCTGACCGCTGCCGTAAAGCGGAGCAAAGCCCGGCATGAGCGCTGGGTGAAACTTCAAACCTGCTGGGCTGAGGCCCAGCCTGATGCAAACACCAGAGTGTAATTTAACTGTAAAGGAGATCAAAAGATTATGTATCAGAATGATGCCATGAAAGTCCTGACTGGTGAGGTCCGCCTCTCCTATGCCAACCTGACCACCCCCAGAGCCGCCCAGCAGGGCGGTGAGCCCAAGTATTCCGTCACCCTGCTCATCCCCAAGAGCGATGCCGCCACCAAGGCTGACATTGACGCTGCCATCCAGGCCGCCGCCAATGAGGCCATGGCCAAGGTGTGGAACGGTGCCCGCCCGCCCATGCTCAAGGTGCCCATCTACGATGGTGACGGCGTGCGCCCCTCCGGTGTTCCCTTTGGCGATGAGTGCAAGGGCCATTGGGTGATGACCGCCTCTACCAAGAACAAGCCCCAGGTGGTGGGCATCGACAACATCAACTGCGAACTGTCCCCGGCGGACATTTACAGCGGCATGTATGGCCGTGTCACCGTCCGTTTCTTCGGCTACTCCAACAGCGGCAACAAGGGCATTGGCTGTGGTCTGGGCAATGTTCTCAAGACCCGTGACGGGGAGCCCCTGAGCGGCCAGGCCTCCGCTGCCTCCGACTTCGCCGGGCTGGGCGGCACTCCTGTGGCCACTCCCACCTACGGTGCGGCGATGCCCGCAACCCCCGGTGCCTACGGTGTCCAGCCTGCGGCTCCCGCTGCCCCTGCCGCTCAGGTGCCTTGGGCCACCACCGGCGGCATCAATCCCATCACCGGCCAGCCCATGTAATTGGAGGACATCATGCACCATCTCAGCATTGACCTTGAAACCTATTCAAGCGTGCCGATTGCTAAGGCCGGGGCGCAAAAGTACATCTCCAGCCCGGACTTTGAAATCCTGCTCTTTGCGTACAGTGTGGATGGTGCGCCTGTTGAGATCATTGACCTGGCACGGGGGGAACGCCTCCCCCCGTGGCTGGTCCAGGCCATCACCTCCCCGGAGTACATCAAGCACGCATACAACGCCCCCTTTGAGTGGGGCTGCCTGTCCAAGTTTTTGGGCACCCTGCCGCCGGACCAATGGCGCTGCACCATGTTCCACGGCCTCTATTGTGGCTACACAGCAGGCCTGGATGCCACTGGCAAGGCCCTGGGGCTTGCTGAGGACAAGCGCAAGCTAAACACCGGCAAGGCGCTCATCCGTTATTTCTGCGTCCCCTGCGCCCCCACAAAGGCCAATGGAGGCCGCACCCGCAACCTGCCCCAGCACGACACCGACAAGTGGGAGCTGTTCAAAGAATACTGCCGCCAGGATGTTGTGACTGAGATGGAGATTGAGCGGCGGCTCTCTGCTTTCCCCGTGCCGGACTTCGTGCAAAAGCAATGGGAGACGGACCTCATCATCAATGCCCGTGGCGTGGCCGTGGACATGGACCTGGTGAGCGGTGCCCTCTATCTGGGCAATGTGACCCGCCAAAACCTCACCCAGGAGGCTATGAAAATCTCCAAGCTGGACAACCCCAACAGCGTGGCACAGCTCACGCAATGGCTCCAGGAGGCCATGGGAGAGGAGCTTGCGGACCTCCGCAAGGACACCGTGGCCCGCCTGCTGGGCAAGGAGGACAACAGCCCCCAGGTCCAGCGGATGCTTGAGATACGCCAAGAGCTGGGCAAGACCAGCACCAAAAAGTATGACGCTATTGAGGCCGCTGTGTGCCCGGATGGCCGTGTCCGTGGGCTGCTCCAATTCTATGGGGCGAACAGGACGGGGCGCTGGGCAGGCCGCCTGGTGCAGGTCCAGAACTTGCCCCGCACCTACACAGAGCCGCTGCCGCTGGCCCGTGAGCTGGTGGAGCACCGCAAGCTGGATGCCCTCCGGCTGATCTATGGCTCCGTGCCTGACACTCTCAGCCAGCTCATCCGCACCGCTTTTGTGGCCCCGGAGGGTCATGTCCTCATTGACGCTGACTTTTCGGCCATTGAGGCCCGTGTCATCTCCTGGCTGGCCGGTGAGCAATGGCGGCTGGAGGTGTTCCGCACCCACGGCAAAATCTATGAGGCCTCTGCCTCTCAGATGTTCGGCGTGCCCATTGAGCTCATCAAAAAGGGCAATCCAGAGTATGCACTCCGGCAAAAGGGCAAGGTGGCAGAGCTGGCCCTGGGCTACCAGGGCAGCACCGGCGCACTCATCAACATGGGAGCCTTGGACATGGGCATCCCGGAGGAGGACCTGCCGGACATCGTGAGCCGCTGGCGTGAGGCCAACAAGCGCATCCGTGACCTGTGGTATTCCATGGACAATGCCGCCGTGCAGGTCATCACCCAGGGCGGCAGTGTGGGCATCAATGGACTGCTGCTGGCCCGTGAGTATGACTACAACCAGGGCACCGACTGTTTCACCATTCAGCTCCCCTCTGGCCGCAAGCTCTACTATGTGAGCCCCGGCATTGGTGAAAACCAATGGGGCAATCCCTCCATCTCCTACATGGGCATGGACCAGAAAACCAAACGGTGGAAACGCATCGAAACCTACGGCGGCAAGCTGGTGGAAAACTGCGTCCAGGCCATTGCCCGTGACTGTCTGGCGGACACCATTGAGCGCCTGGAGGCATCCGGCCTGCCGGTGGTGTTCCACATCCATGATGAGGTGGTCATTGACATTGCCCCCTGGGCTGATGAGGACACCATGCTGGACACGGTGGTCAACATCATGCGCCAGCCCATCCCGTGGGCCACTGATCTGCCGCTCAACGCTGATGGCTGGGTGGGCACATTCTTCAAGAAAGACTAAATAACTGACGAGCCCCCCCCCGCTACCAATGCGGTGGTGGGCTGAGGGAGGCTTTTATGCAAATCCTTGTTGCCTGCGAGGAAAGCCAGGCGGTCACCATAGCTTTGCGAAAGCTGGGCCATGAGGCATACAGTTGTGACCTCATCCCATGCTCCGGCGGCCACCCTGAGTGGCACATTCAGCAAGATGTGCTCCCTTTGCTCAACGGCTACTGCTTTTTCAAGACCTGTGACGGCTCCGCACATTATGTGCTGGGGCGGTGGGACATGCTCATTGCTTTCCCGCCCTGCACCTATCTGACCAATGCCAGTGCCGTCCGCATGAGAGTAAATGGTGAGATTGTGGCGGAGCGATACGCCAAAGCAATGGAGGCCAAGGCTTTCTTTATGAGCTTTCTGAGCGCCGACTGTGCAAAGATCGCCGTGGAAAACCCCACTCCTTTGAAAATCGTGGAGCTACCGCCCTACACCCAAGCAATACAGCCGTGGCAGTTTGGGCACCCGTACACAAAGCGGACATGCCTGTGGCTCAAAGAGCTGCCCCTGCTGGTCCCCACCGAAATCATCACGGAGGGTGTCACCCCATGGGTAAATGGCGGATGCAAAGACGCACATGGGAACTACCGGCGCTTTCAAGGCCGCAGAGAACGGGACCCCATCAACAGGGCCAAAACTTTCCCCGGCATAGCCGCCGCAATGGCGGAACAATGGGCCGGGCCCGTGGCTACTTAATATTTCACCCGCCCGCTGTGTGCGGTGGGCAATTCTATCTGGAAAGGACTGAGCACATGGCTGTCAACAAAATCACGCACTCCTGGAACGAGGACTATACAGGTCTGATTTTTACCGGGAGCCAGCGCCAACCCACGCTTGTTGAGGTCCGCAACTACTGTGTGGCGCAACATATTCCGCTTGAGGGCGTGTATATCGCCGCCGTAAGACTTGGTGGAGAATGGACACCGCCGGAGGATGCAAAGAGCCTTGAAATCTTTGAGTTTGGCGAAAACTGCCCCGTCTGCGGAAAGGCCTTTGTACTCGACACTGACATCTGCCCCATCTGCCACAAGCGGTGGGATAGCTGACAAGGAGGACCGTGACACATGAAAATCATCAATCCCTATACCGAAATCCTCACCCCGCTGGATGGCCAGGCCATCCTCCAGCACATTGAGCTGTGCGGGCGGGTCTGCTACAAGTCTGAGGACAAAATCACCGACACCAGCGCCGCCAAGTTTGTGGCGGGCATCATCAAGCGTGGCCATGAGGCCGTCCTGGAACACTTTGACATCACCGTCAAGTTTGTGTGTGACCGGGGTGTGTCCCATGAAATTGTCCGGCACCGCATGGCCTCTTACTGCCAGGAGAGCACCCGCTACTGCAACTATTCCAAGGATGCCTTTGGCAGTGAAATCACCGTTATCCGCCCCTCTTTCCTGACGGAGGGCACACCGGGCTGGCAGTATTGGAAAGTGGCTTGCAGAATGGCTGAAAAGTCATATTTTGAGCTGCTGGACTGGGGCTGCACCCCGCAAGAGGCCCGTGCTATTCTGCCCACATGCCTCAAGACTGAGGTGGTGATGACAGCCAACCTGCGGGAATGGCGGCATTTCTTCAAGCTGCGGACCGCCCCGGCGGCACACCCGCAGATGCGTGAGGTGGCCATCCCGCTGCTCCACCAGATGCGCTCCCAAGTGCCGGTCATCTTTGATGACATTGAGGAGGCCGCCCATGAAACGCTCTGAGATTTTAGAGGCCGCCCGCCGCTGTGTCTGCGGTGAGCGTGAGCAGGACTATGGCACGCCGGAGAATAACTTTGAAACCATCGGCCTGCTCTGGGGTGTCTACCTCAGAGCAGCGCACCCGGAGTTTGCCAAAGTCATGCCCATCAACGGCATCACGGCCAAGGATGCCGGCACTATGCTGGCCCTGCTCAAGGTGGCCCGCATCGCCACCGGCTCCAGCCCTGACAGCTTTATTGATCTGGCGGGCTATGCGGCCTGCGCCGGTGAAATCGTGACAGAAAGGAGCTGCCCCTATGAAAAAGCGGAAACCCAGACCCAGGAGTGAAAAGCCCCGAATGTGTGACCCCGGCATGTGTGACTGCTGCCAGTACATTGGTGAGGGTGACTTCATCTGTGACAAAGGCCCCGGCCAGCCGGTCCTTGTGGTTGAGGACTGGCAGCCCAATGAGAACGCCGGGCGCTGCCGGAGAGGCACAAAGCGATGAACAGAAAAGAGCGGCGAAACCTGCAACGCCAAGGTGTGCAGGTGCCCAAAGACCCCACACTCAACATCAAGCTCTCCGCTCTGGGCAAGTCCATAATGACCCCGGAGATGCAGATGGCCATGATGCACGAAATCAACCAGCAATGCCTTGAGAAAGATGACTTGCTGGCTCTGGATGTGGACTGCATGGTGCTCTGGACACTGCACCGGCACCTGGGCTTTGGGGTCAAGCGGCTCCATGACTTCTATCTGGCGATGGCCGCAGAACACCGCCGGATGCGTGACTTTTATGAAATGGATGACCTGTACCCGGAACGGCTCAAGCTCAAGGAGCTGGGTGCAGATGTCGAACAATGGCAAAAGGAGGTGCTGGCCAATGAGCCCAAAACCCTGGGAAAACGCTGAGGGCTACGCAGACCCAACGGCATACAACGCCATCAAGAAAGTGTCCGCAGAGGGGCATGAGGCGCTGGATGCCAAGGTCAACACTCTCATCAAGGTCCTCAAGTTTATCATTGCGGAAAGCGGCTTTGAGCTGGCGGCCCGCATTGAGCTCCGGGACCGCAAGACAGGGAGGTTTTTTAGATGACCAAATGCGAAACGGCAATCTGCCAGCTTGCGGTGAATGTCTACGGCAAGACCAGCCAGTGCACGGTCTGCATGGAGGAGATGGCAGAGCTCACCAAGGAGCTCTCCAAAAACCTCCGTGGCCAGGACAACGCCGCCCACATCGCTGAGGAGATCGCTGATGTTGAGATCATGCTGGAACAGCTCAAGCTCATGTTCAGCATCCGTGATGAGGTGACCCAGCAGCGCACCGTCAAGCTCCAGCGGCTTGACAACCGCATTTCTCAATCCCTGATACATCCGAAACCGTGAGGTGTGACCCATGCAATTTGACCGCAAAATAACCATCTCCGCCGGTAGCAGCCGGAGGGCCATGGTCTGGCAGGCGCAAACCCTGCTCATTTCTGAGCTGTGGGCAAAGCTCCAGACCCCCGCCAGAGGCACTGAGCCCCTGGCAGAATATCTGAATATGAAAAAGGCCCAGCAGGATGACCTCAAGGATGTGGGCGGCTTTATGGCAGGCACACTGTCAGGCCCCCGCCGAAAGGCCAACAATGTGACCGGGCGTGATGTCATCACGCTGGACCTGGACAACATCCCACCGGGCGGCACGGAGGATGTCCTGCGCCGTGTTGAGGGGCTGAGCTGCGGCTATTGCATCTATTCCACCCGTAAGCACAGCCCGGCGGCACCTCGCCTGCGTGTCCTGCTGCCGCTGGACCGCACGGCCTCAGCGGATGAATATGAGCCCATCGCCCGCAAGATGGCGGAGTACATAGGCCTGGAGCTCTGTGACCCCACCACCTTTGAGGTGTCCCGTCTGATGTACTGGCCAAGCTGCTGCTCAGACAGCCAATACATCTATGTGTGGAAAGACAAGCCCCTGCTGTCCGTCAAGGGCCTGCTGGGCCAGTATGAGGACTGGCGTGACTGCACCCTCTGGCCCCAGGTGCCCGGCTCCCAAAACCTGCCCACTAAGCTGGCAGTCAAGCAGGGTGACCCGGAGGCCAAAAACGGTGTTGTGGGCGCTTTCTGCCGCACCTATGACATCTACCGTGCCATGGATGAGCTCATCCCTGGCATGTATGAGCCGGTGGAGAGTATGCCGGGCCGCTACACCTACCTGGGCGGCTCCACCACCGGCGGCGCTGTCATCTATGACAGCGGCAAGTTTCTCTACTCCCACCACGCCACTGACCCGTGCAGCGGCAAGCTGGTGAACGCCTTTGACCTGGTGCGCCTGCATCGCTTTGGTGACAAGGACGATGAGGCCCAGCCGGGCACTCCCACCAACCGCCTGCCCTCCTACCGTGCCATGTGCGAACTGGCCACGCAAGACCCCGATGTGTCCGCCCTGATGAGCCAGGAGCGCTACCAGGAGGCCGTCAAGGACTTTGAGGGCGTGGAGGCCACCAACGATGCAGAGCCCGCCAACTGGATGGACCGGCTGGAGATCAACAGCCAGACCGGCCTCCCCAAGGCCACCATTGATAATGTCTGGATTATTCTTGAGAATGACCCGCTGCTCAAGGGCAAGTTTGCCCTCAACCAGTTTGCGGGCCGTGGTGAGGTGCTGGATGCGCTCCCCTGGAACGCCTCCACCAAACGCCGCCTTTGGGATGATAATGACAACAATGGCCTCTACTGGTACATGGAAAAGGTCCACCACATCACCGGCAACGGCAAGATTGACGGGGCCCTCTCCCTCCACACCACACAGCACGCTTTCAACGAGGTCCAGGACTACCTCCAGAGCCTCAAGTGGGACGGCGTGCCCCGCTTGGACACCCTTTTCATTGACTACCTGGGGGCGGAGGACAGCCCCTATACCAGAGCTGTGACCCGCAAGGCTTTCACCGCCGCCGTCACCCGTGCCATGGTGCCCGGCAGCAAGTATGACAACATGCTCATCCTGGCTGGGCCCCAGGGCATTGGCAAGAGCACCCTGCTGGATAAGATGAGCCGGGGCTGGTTTAATGACAGCATCCGCACCTTTGAGGGCAAGGAGGCCTCTGAGCTTTTGCAGGGGGTCTGGCTGGTGGAGATCGGTGAACTGGACGCTTTCCGCAAGACGGATGTGGCGTGCATCAAGCAGTTTCTCTCCCTGCGCTCTGACCGTTTCCGTGCGGCCTATGGCCGCCATGTCAAGGAGCTGCCCCGGTGCTGTGTGTTCTTCGGCACCACCAACACCTCTGACTATCTGCGGGACCGCACCGGCAACCGGCGTTTCTGGCCGGTGGATGTGGGCCTGGCCCCGGCGGCCAAAAGCGTCTGGACTGATCTGCCCGGAGAAATTGACCAGCTCTGGGCTGAGGCCATGGTCCGCTGGCAGACGGGGGAGCCGCTTTTCCTCAAAGGGGAAATTGAGGCCGCCGCTAAGGAGGCCCAGGAGGCCCACCGTGAGGTCAACACCCGTGAGGGCATCATACTGGACTTTCTGGAGCGCCCGGTGCCGGAGGACTGGCAGAACTGGCCGCTTGACCGCCGCCGGATGTTCTGGGGCGGCGCTGTGCAGGGAGATGTCAAGCTGGTGCCCCGTGACCGTGTATGTGCTCTGGAGGTCTGGTGTGAGGCTCTGGACGGCAAGCAGCGGGATATGAGGTACAGTGACACGGCAGAAATCAACAGCATCATTGAGGCCAGCGCCTTGTGGGAAAGGGCCAGAGGCTCCTTGCGCTTTGGCTACTGCGGCAAGCAACGAGGCTTTCAAAAGGTGCGGCTTTGACCCGGAACATTGCCAGGAACATTTGAGATTTTCAGATGTTCCAATGTTCCGGGCAGGTGGAACATGTTCCGGGCAATGTTCCGGCAAATGTTCCGGGCAAAACCCTTGCGCCGCAAGGCTTTTTGGCTAAGTGGAACATTGGAACATTCATTTTCTATATTAGGGTAAAAGAGAGGATTTAGAGAGAATAGAGAAAAATAAAACTCTCTAAACCGCCTGTTTGCGCTACATACACGCGCGAATGTTCCACTGTTCCGAAAGGAGGAAATCCATGAAAGAAAGCTATATTGAGAGCTACCTTGTTCGCAAGGTGAAAGAGCACGGTGGCCTCTGCTATAAGTTTGTGTCACCCGGAAATCCCGGCGTGCCTGATCGACTGATAATCACCCCCACCGGCAAGACCATCTTTGTTGAACTGAAAACGGAGGTGGGCAGGCTGGCCAAAGTCCAGAAATGGCAGCGGAGTGAGATGGAGAAACGGGGGGCGGACTGCCGGGTGCTGTTTGGGATGGACGCAGTAAAGGACTTTTTGAGGGAGGTTTTCCCCGCATGAAATATGTACCGCATGACTACCAGGCCTATTGCATCCAGCGTGTAGTTGAGGACCCTGCCGTTGGGCTGTTTCTCCGTCCCGGCCTTGGAAAAACGGTCATCACTCTGTCAGCGGTCAATATTCTCAAGTATTTCCGCTGGCAGGTGCAAAAGGTCCTGGTAGTGGCCCCCAAAAAGGTAGCAGAGGCCACCTGGAGCAAGGAGGCCGCCAAGTGGGACCACCTCCAGCACCTCCGCACCTCTGTGGTGCTGGGCAGCGCCACCAAGCGCATCAAGGCCCTCAACACTCCGGCGGACATCTATGTCATCAATCGGGAAAATGTGGAGTGGCTGGTGGACTACTACAAACAGGCCTGGCCCTTTGACATGGTGGTGCTTGATGAGAGCACCAGCTTTAAGAACAGCCAGAGCAAGCGCTGGAAAGCCATGAGGCGGGTGCGGCGTTTCATCAAGCGGATGGTCCTGCTGACCGGCACGCCGTCCTCTAAGGGCCTCATTGATCTGTGGGCACAAGTTTACCTGCTGGACTGCGGAGAGCGCCTGGGGCAATCTCTGAGCGCCTACCGTGAGCGTTATTTTGACCCTGACCAGCGGAGCCGCACACAGATTTTTTCCTACAAGGCCAAAGACGGTGCGGAGAGCGCTGTGTTGGATGCCATTTCTGACATCTGCATCTCCATGAAAGCGGAGGACTACCTGGAGCTGCCGGACTTCATCCAGCATGAGGTGCCGGTGCTGCTGGATGCCAAAGCCCGCCGGGCCTATGACCAGTTTGAGCGTGACCTGCTGCTGGAGGTGGACGAGGATGTCATCACCGCCGCCTCTGCCGCCGTTCTTGTGGGAAAACTCCTGCAAATGTGCAACGGCGCTGTGTATAGCAATGATGGCCACATCGTGCCGGTCCATGACTGTAAGCTGGAGGCCTATCTGGAGCTGCTGGAGCAGTTGAACGGAGAGCACTGCCTGACTTTCTACGGCTACCAACATGACCGTGACCGCATCCTGGAGGCGCTGAAAAAGCACCGCAAGGACCTCCGGGTGAGGGTCTACAAAACCGTGGAGGATGAGGAGGCTTGGAACAACGGAGAGGTTGATGTGCTGCTGGTGCATCCGGCCTCCTGTGCCTACGGCCTCAACCTCCAGGCAGGCGGCCAGCATGTGGTGTGGTACGGCCTCAACTGGTCCTTTGAGCTGAATGACCAGGGCAACTGCCGCTTATACCGGCAGGGCTCCCCCTATGACAAGGTTTTCGTCCACTATCTTGTAGTGCAGGGCTGCCAGGATGAGGATGTCATGGCTACGGTGCGAGATCGCCAGGACACCCATGAGGCCGTCATGTCCGCACTCAAGGCCAGAATTAAGCGAGTAAAGGAGAGCGCAAAATGAGCAACCCTACTGTGATTTTGAATGGTGACCAGGTTTATTGTGATGAGCTCATCCGGGAAAATGCCCGGTTGACCATCCAGCATGAGGCTGACCGGCTGACGCTGGAGCAGATGAGGAAACAGTGCGTTTCCTCTGAGGAGTGCACCGCCAAGGTGGCGGAGGCCTATGCCCGTGCCGATAAGGCCAAGCGGGACGCTGAGGCGCTTAATTCCAAGCTGCGCCAAGCCGTTGCGGACCTGCATTTTGTCATGGCTGGCGGCGATGCCTGCAAGGTGTGCGCCGTCAAGTGTGCTTTTGGCGAGGGCAACTGCAAACCCGTGTGGCGTGGAGAGGCTGGTGCTGATTTGTGACCTTGAAAGAACTGTCCCAGCTTTACTACCTCAACCGGGAGATCGAGATGGACAAAAAGCGCCTCCTTGAGCTGGAGGCCAGGGCGGTGTCCTGTTCGTCAGATCTGTCCGGGATGCCCAGGAGCTCCGGCGTGGGGGACCGTGTTGGCCGCTATGCGGCGGAGATCGTGGACCTCAAGGGCATCATTGAGGCCAAACTCCAGCAGTGCATCTATGAGCGCAACCGTTTGGAGAGGTACATCACCACCATTGAGGACAGCCTCCTCCGGCAGGTTTTCACATATCGCTTTGTGAATGGACTGCCGTGGCAGCAGGTGGCCGCATGTATCGGCGGGAGTAACACTGCTGACGGCGTGCGGATGATGTGCAACAGGTACATCAAGGCCACGGAGCCGGAAACAGATGACGGCACAGAGGTCCAACTGTAACTTGTTCGTTCTGTTCGGTGTTTCTGTGGTACACTATATCCTGCGGGTAGTGCCTCAAGATGATGCAATACCTCCTTGGTTGAACAGCGGCAAGGTGACGGATAATGAAACCCAGACCCTTGCCGCTGTTTCATTCTAACGATTTTTTAGAGCCGTCCGATGAGGGCGGCTTTTACTATGTGATGGGGTGGTGAGATGGCAAAGCTGACTGAAAAGCAAAAGCGATTTGTGCAGGAATACCTTGTGGACCTCAATGCCACGGCGGCTGCCAAGCGTGCCGGATATAGCGAAAAAAGCGCCTCCCGGATAGCCGTGGAACTACTCAATAAAACTCAAGTTTCTGCCGAAATCCAAAAGCAGCAGGCCAAGCGTCAAAAGCGGGTGGAAATCACCCAGGAAAAAGTGCTTGAGGAGCTGGCTGCAATCGCCTTTGCTAACGGTGCTGACTTCGCCACCGTCAACCAAAATGGCATTGTCCGCATCACCCCCACCTCTGAGCTGCCGGATGAAAAGCGCAAGGCCATTGCCTCCATCAAGGAGGGGCAATATGGCACGGAGGTCAAGGTGCACGATAAGGTCAAGGCCCTGGAGCTGCTGGCCAAGCACCTGGGCATGTTCGACAGCAAGAACGGTGGCAGCGAGGCCCCAGAGAATAACATCTTTGAGGTCATTGACCAGAGCACCAGAGAGGAGATAGACACGGATGGAATACCAGAGATTGAGCACCCGGCAAAACCTGGCCATGACCTGGTGGAATAGGCCCGGCTTTGAGGTCTATGACGGCATCATCTGTGACGGCTCCATCCGCTCCGGCAAGACGGTGGCCATGACGGTGGGCTTTATCATGTGGGCCATGACCCGCTTTGACGGCTGCAATTTTGCCATCTGCGGCAAGACCATTGAGAGCCTGCGCCGCAATGTGACAAGCAATCTGCCCGTCTGGCTGGCGGGCGTTTTCTCTTTCAAGGAGCACCGCACTGAAAACAAGATCGTGGTGAGCGCCAACGGCAAGAGTAACAGCTTTTACCTGTTCGGCGGCAAGGACGAAAGCAGCGCCGCACTCATCCAGGGCATCACACTGGCAGGCATCCTGCTGGATGAGGTGGCCCTGATGCCGGAGAGCTTTGTCAACCAGGCCACGGCCCGCTGCTCTGTTGAGGGGGCCAAGCTGTGGTTTAACTGCAACCCGGAGGGCCCCAGCCATTGGTTTTATACCAAGTGGGTGCTGGAGGCCAGCAAGCGGAAAATGCTGCACCTCCATTTCACCATGGATGACAACCTCAGCCTCTCCGCCTCAGTCAAGGCAAGGTATGAGAGCCTTTACTCTGGCGTTTTCTATGATCGCTTTATCCGGGGCCTGTGGGTGGTGGCGGAGGGGCTTATTTACACGATGTTCAACAAGGACTTTCATGTTGTGCCCAGCGTCCCCAGGCCCTATGAAAAGTATGTGATGTCCTGCGACTACGGCACCATCAACCCCACCAGCATTGGCCTCTGGGGCAAGGCTGGCGGCAAGTGGTACAGGATGCGGGAGTATTACTATGACAGCCGCAAGGAGGGCCGCCAGCGCACCGATGAGGAGCACTACACGGAGCTGGAGCGCCTGGCTGATGGCCTGCATGTGTCCGCCATCATTGTGGACCCATCGGCGGCCTCTTTCATTGAGGTCATCCGCCGCCATGACCGCTACCGTGTAGAAAAGGCCTCCAACTCCGTGCTGGACGGCATCCGCAATGTGGCCACCCGGCTCCAGAGCGGTGACATCTTTTTCTGTGACTGCTGCACGGACTGCATCCGTGAGTTTGGGATGTATCGCTGGGATGAAAAAGCCCAGATGGACCGTCCCATCAAAGAAAATGACCATAGCATGGACGATGTGCGCTACTTCGTGCACCGTGTCTATGCGCCTGATCTGATTAGCTTTAAGTGAGGTGAGAAACCAATGGTGACACTCAATCTGAGGGATGATTGCAATGGCCGTGTGGCCACCAATTTCAAACGGGGCATGACGGACAAGCGCTTTCTGGAGCTTGAAATCACCGCATGGCTCACCAGCCCGGAGCGCAAAAAGCAGCTTGAGGGTGAGGCCTACTATGACGGCTACCAGGATGTGACCCACCGGGAACGCCTGGCGCTGGATGAGGACGGCAAGCCCATTGTGCTCAAGAACTTGCCCAACAACCGGCTGGTCAACAACCTCTATTCCAAGATGGTGGACCAAAAGACCAACTACTCCTTTGGCCGTCCGCTGTCCTTTGACACCGAAAACAAGGAGTACGCCAAGGCCCTGGGGGCTCTGTTCGGGGCCCGTTTTCTGCGTACCATGCACAATGTTGGTGAGGGCGCATGGATTGGCGGAAAGTCCTGGCTCTATCCCTACTATGAAAACGGGGAGCTGGCTTTCCGGCGCTTTCCTGCTGATGAGGTCCTGCCATTCTGGGCGGACGCTGACCACACCGTCCTGGACGCTGCTGTCCATGTCTATGTGGTGCAGGAATACGATGAGGCCGAACACGCCAAGGATGTGGTCAAGGTTGAGGTCATGCACGGCGGAGGTGTGGACTGTTTCATCCGCACGGATGACGGCGTGCTGGAGCCGGACAGCTTTGCCTACTCCGGCCCCTATATCATCACACGGCAGGACGATGAAACCGGCAAAGTGGAGGGCTACAACTGGGAGCGCATCCCGTTGGTGTGCTTTAAGAGCTCCCACCATGAAATCCCACTCCTCTCCAAGGTCAAGTGCCTCCAGGATGCCTACAACAACATCCTGAGCAACTTTGCCAACCAGATGGAGGAGGACATCCACACCACCATCCTGGTCATCAAGAACTATGACGGTGAGGACCTGGGCACATTCCGCCGCAACCTGGCCACCTATGGTGCCATCAAGGTGCGGTCCTATGAGGGGGCTGAGGGCGGCGTGGACACTCTGGAAATATCCGTCAACGCTGAAAACTACAAGACCCTGTTGGCCCTGCTCAAGGATGCCATCATTGAGAACGCCAGAGGCTATGATGCCAAGGATGACCGCATGAGCGGTGACCCAAACCAAATGAACATTCAGAGCATGTACTCTGACATTGACCTGGATGCCAATGGCATTGAAATGGAGTTTCAGGCCAGCATGGAGGAGCTGCTTTGGTTTATCAACAAGCACCTGGCCAACACCGGCGGCAGGAGCTTTGAGGGCGAGGATGTCACAGTCATCTTTGACCGGGATGTGCTCATCAACGAAACGGAGGCCATCAACAACTGCAAGAACTCCGTGGGCATCCTCTCTGATGAAACCATCGTCAAGATGCACCCCTGGGTCACTGACCCGGAGCAGGAGCTCCAGCGCATCAAGGATGAGAAAGAGGAGGCCATGCAGGCTGACCCCTACCAGGCCGCTTTTCTGGCCAACCGCAACCAGCCGCCGGTAAACAATGAGGGTGGTGGCGATGGCAAGACAGACTAATGCCGCCTACTGGGCCCAGCGCATGAAAAACATGGAGGATGCGCTGCTGGACCAGTCCTACTCCTATGTGGAAAACCTTGAAAAGCAGTTTGCCGCCGCCCAAGCTGAGATTGAGCGGCAGATGGCCCGCTGGTATCAGCGCTTTGCCACCAACAATGAGATAGACCTGGCAGAGGCCAAGCGGCTGCTCAATTCCAAGGAGCTCAAGGAGTTTCACTGGACCGTGGCTGAGTACATCGCCTATGGTGAGCAAAACGCCATTGATGGTGCCTGGATGAAACAGCTTGAGAACGCCAGCGCCAGGGTGCACATCTCCCGGCTGGAAGCTCTAAAGCTCCAGCTCCAGCAGCAGGCAGAGGTCCTATACTCCAACCAACTGGACTATGTGGATGCCGCCGCCCGCAAGATGTATGAGGGCAGCTACTATCACACGGCCTTTGAACTGCAAAAGGGGCTGGGCGTGGGCTGGACCATGCAGGCCATCAATGAGGAAACTATCACCAAGGTGCTCTCCCGCCCCTGGACCACGGACAACCAGACTTTCCGTGATCGGTGCTGGACAAACAAGCAGAGCCTTGTGAACAGCGTCAACACCCAGCTCACGCAAATGGTCATCCGGGGTGAGGCCCCGGACCGTGCTATTTCTGCCATCTCCAAGCAGTTTGATGTGTCCAGGGCAAAGGCTGGCCGCTTGGTGATGACGGAAAGCGCCTATTTCTCCAGCGCCGGGCAAAAGGACTGCTACAAGGCCCTGGATGTGGAGCGCTACAAAATCGTGGCCTCCTTTGACAAGGACACATGCAGCTTGTGTGCCGACATGGACGGCAAGGTTTTTAAGATGTCAGAGTACCAGGTGGGGCTCACCGCTCCGCCGTTTCACCCGTGGTGCCGGTGCTGCACCTGCCCCTACTTTGAGGACATGGACGGCATGGGTGAACGCTATGCCCGTGACGCTGTGACGGGTGAGCGCTTCAAGGTGCCTGGCAACATGACCTATGACCAATGGAAAGCCCAGCAGGATGCCCTCCACGGTCAAGGAACTGTTGATAAGATGCGGAAAATCAGCTATAATGAAACCGCTGACAGAGCCCAGTTTGAAAAGTACAAGGAGTGCCTGGGTGCGGATGCACCCCGCTATTTCAAGGACTTCCGGGCCTTGAAATATGACCACGCCGCCGAATACAAAGACCTGGCTGGGCTCTATTCCTACAAGGGCCGTGTGCCGGAGGCCTCCAAGGCTGACTACAAGGCCTATGAGGCCGTAAAGGCAACCGGCGTGCCCGGCTCTGTCCGGGTGCCCGCCAAGCCCATTGAGGTTGAGGAGCTGGTTTTCAAGGATGCCCACGGCACACATCACGGCTGCACGCTGGAGGATGCCAAGGGCTACATCCGGCAGGCTAAGTGCTCCATCACCCGCAAGCGCTGGGATGGCTACCACACCAATTACTACTCTTTTGAGGGTGCCGCCTATATGGATGACGAAAGCGGGAAAATCAACACCGCTTTTTCCAAAAGCGACTTTGACCCCAAGACAAAGGAAATCATGGAGGTGTTTGAGTGAAAACAGTGTATTGCCCAGTAAAGGCCGCTCAAGTCAACGGCACAGACTGTATGGTCATCTGCGATGTCGCAGACCGCCTGCTCAACCCCTCTGTGCTGCCCGGCGGCATCGACTGGAGCGAGGAACAGCGTGAGCGGTGCCTCAAGTGCCCCTACCACGCTGATCTGGAGAGCTCCGAGGAATAACCCCTTTTGATGTTAAAAGCATCGTGCTGAAAATGCACGGTGCTTTTTTCATACCCAAATACCGCTGGCCCGGCGGACTACAAGATGGGCACTGCAACACCGGGACTGGCCGGATAAAAAGGACAGCAGACATGCAAGGAGGTAACAATCATGTTGGAATGGCTGAAAACCGTATTGGGGGATGCGTACACCCCCGAAATTGACACGGCAGTTTCTCAGGAGATCGGCAAGGGCTTTGTGGCCCGCACCGACTTCAACACAAAGACTGCCAAGGTCACAGAGCTGGAAACCGAGGTCAAGCAGCTCCGTGAGGGTATCAAGACCCGTGACACTCAGCTCTCCGAGCTGAAAAAGTCCGCCGGTGACAATGCCGAACTGCAAAAGCAGATCGACACGCTCACCCAGCAGAACAAGGACCAGAAAGCCACCTATGACAAGGAGCTGGCCACGGTCAAGCTGACTGCTGCGGTGGATGCGGAGCTCACCGCTGCTGGGTCCAAGAACAACATCGCCGTCCGTGCGATGCTGGCGGACTTCCTCAAGGATGCCAAGGTGGTGGATGGCAAGGTCACCTCTAAGGAGAACGGCGAAACCATCACCCTGGGGGCCAAGGTCGAGGCGATGAAAAAGGACGCTGCTACTGACTTTATGTTTGGAGATGCGCCCAAGTATAGTGGCTGGAAACCCGGTGAGAACGGGGACGGGGGCAAGCCCGGCAGCACCAAAAAGCTGTCTGAGATGTCCTACTCCGAGCTGACCGAGTACATGGCCAAAAACCCTGACGCAAAGCTGGAATAACCCCAACAACACAATCATTTCAAGAAAGGAAGTATTGAGTTATGCCTAACGCTAAGTTTGACGCAAAATCTTTCAACCCTGAGGCTTTCAAGTACATCATGGACCGCATCCCCCGCACCCGCCTCAACGAAATCCGCAAGTCCAAGGTCCTGGTTGGCAACCCGGATATCCGTGCGGTGCTGGGCACCCAGAACGGCACCGGCTATGCCCGTGTGGCCATGCGTGGCCTGCTGGACGGTGAGGCCGTGAACTATGACGGCCAGACCGACATCACCGCCACCTCCACCAAGACCTTTGAGCAGGGCGTGGTGGTCATTGGCCGTGCCAAGGCGTGGGTGGAAAAGGACTTTTCCTTTGACATCACCGGCGGCGTGGACTTTATGAACAATGTGGCTCAGCAGGTGGCGGACTACTGGCAGGACATTGACCAGGACACCATCCTGGCGGTCCTCAAGGGCGTTTTCTCCATGACCAGCGGCAAGAGCGGTGAGTTTGTCACCAAGCACACCTACACTGTCAACGGCAACCTGGAGGCCTCCACCCTCAACAGCGCTACTGCCCAGGCCTGCGGTGACCACAAGAAAAAGTTTGCCATGATCTTCATGCACTCTGTCCCGGCCACCAACCTGGAAAACCTCAACCTGCTCACCGCCCTCAAGTACACCGACAAGGACGGCGTGACCCGTGACCTGACCCTCTACACCTGGAACGGCAAGCTGGTCATTGTGGATGATGGGATGCCTGTGGAGGCTGTTGCCGCCACCTACAAGCTGACCTCTGACACCGCCCTGGTGACCGGCAAGACCTACTACACCAAGAGCGGCACCAAGTACACCGCTGTGGCCTCCCCCAGCGTGGACAGCATTGCCACCTATTATGAGGTGGATGTCCCTGCCGGTGAGGAATACACCAGCTATGTCCTGGGTGAGGGCTCCATCAACTTTGAGGACCTGGGTGCTAAGGTGCCCTATGAGATGTCCCGTGACCCCGCCAAGAACGGTGGCCAGGACACCCTCTACACCCGCCAGCGCAAGGTGTTTGCCCCCAAGGGCATCTCCTACGAAAAGACCAGCCAGACCACCCTCTCTCCCACGGATGCGGAGCTGTCCGATGGTGCAAACTGGGCTCTGGTCCACTCTGGTGAGGCCACTGAGAGCCAGCGCTCCTACATCAACCACAAGGTTATCCCCATCGCCCGCATCAAGTCCAGAGGCTAAACCATGACCGTGTATGAGGCCGTGGTGTCCCGGCTGGCCATGCTGGGCTACACCGTCACGGACAATGACGAAACCGGCCTCAATTTCCTCATAGACAAGTGTGAAAAGGACATCCTGGCAGACATCAATCAAAGGGTGCTGCCGGATGGCCTTTTCTATGTCCATGTGGATATGGTGGCCGGGCAATTCCTCTATGATAAGAAAGCCGCCGGTGGTCTGGACGGGCTGGAGGGCTTTGACTTCTCCGCCCCGGCCAAGAGCATCACGGAGGGTGATGTGGCCATCACCTTTGCTGGAGCCAGTGATGGAGCCAGCAGCGCTGAGGCCCGCTTTGATGCCCTGCTTGCAGGGCTCATGCGCCCGCCTGAGAGCACGCTGGCGGCTTTTCGGAGGATGAGATGGTAGTGGGGAGCCCCGCCCACAAAAAGGCCGTGCAGAGCCTCTGGATGGGCAAAGCGACCATCACCGTGCTGGACGGGGTGCTCAACCCCGCCAATGGCCGCACGGAGCCCCAGGAGCGCATCCTGGCGGCAGACATCCGCTGCCGCATTTCCCACAAGTCTGTGGTGAGTACAGAGCCCAACGAGGAGGCCGCCCAGGTGGCCCAAAGCGTGGTGCTCTACATTGACCCCTCCGTGGACATCCCGGAGGGGTCTAAAATCACAGTGACCCAGAACGGCATGACCCGTGACTATGAACGGAGCGGCAAGAGCGCAGTGTATAGCTGCCACCAAGAGGTGCCGCTGGAGCTTTTCAAGGAGTGGGCCTGATGAACTGGGGAAACTGCGATTATAAGCAGCTCCAGCGCCTCCGTGACAGTCTGGCCACGCTCCAGAGCATGGACATGGACCGTTTCTGCACGGAGGTGTCAAAGGAGTTGGCCGCCCGCCTGCTGGCGCTGGTCATCCCCCGCACGCCTGTGGGGCAGTACCCAAAATCCAGTGGCAAAAAGGGCGGCACCCTGCGCCGGGGCTGGACATCCAAAACCCAAGCGGATGCCGCCAGCAGAGGCGGCAGCAATGATGCGAAAGCCTACGCTGAGGCACTGCCAGTCAGAAAGTCCGGCAACGCCTACACCATTGAGGTCATCAACCCTGTGGAATACGCCAGCTATGTTGAGTTTGGCCACCGAACACGGGGCGGTGACGGCTGGGTGCCGGGCCAGTATTTCCTCACCCTGTCCGAGCAGGACCTTGAGAGGCTTGCGCCGGGCGTGATTGAGAGGAAACTGGAGGCCCTGCTGCGGGAGGTATTCAATGGCTGAAATCAATTTCAACAGCATCTATGACGGCGTGAGCCTTGCGCTCCACGCCGCTTTTCCTGCCGCTCAGGTGCATGGCGGGAATGTCAAGCAAGGGCTCAAGCCCGGAGATTTTAATGTCATCATGCCCGGTGCCGGTCACGCCAAAGAGGTGGGCCAGAGGTACAAGCGGACACCCACGGTGGATGTGATTTACTACCCCAAGGCCGGGGATGCGGAGTGCTATGGTATGGCACACCGGCTGTCCTTTGTCCTGGGGAGCATCACAACCCCGGAGGGGGACATCATCCACGCCACCGGCTGTGAGTGGACACTGGCGGAGGATGTTCTGCATGTACTTTTGAGCTATGACCACTTCGTCCGTGTCCCGCTGGAGCAGGAGAACATGGAAACTCTCAAAATCAATGAGGAGGGATAAGCCAATGGCAAAAACCCAGACCACGGAGGCCAATGCCGCCGCCTTTACCAAGGCGCAGTTGGTGGCCTCTCAGAGATATGTCCACCGGCGGGACCTGATCGGCGCACTGCTGGAGGATGGCAAGACCTACACCTTGAATGAGGTGGATGCGCTGATTGAAAAGTTTATGAAAGGCAAGGTGAGATAAATGGCTCTTGGCGGAGGTAACTGGCTGACCCAGAACAAGGTCCTGCCCGGCAGCTACATCAATTTCTCCAGCGTGGCAAAGGCATCCGCCACTCTGTCTGACAGAGGCTATGCGGCAGCGCCCTTTGTTCTGAGCTGGGGCCCGGAGGGTGAGGTTTTCCCCGTCACCTCTGGTGAGTTTCAGAAAAACAGCAAGGCCATCTTCGGCTATGGGTATGACCACCCCAAGCTGCTGGCCCTGCGTGAGATTTTCCAGCACGCCACCACCGTCTACTGCTGGCGGCTGGGCAACGGCGAAAAGGCAAGCTGCACCTATGCGGATGCCAAGTACCCCGGTGTGCGTGGCAATGACCTCTCTATTGTCATCGCCTCCAATGTCGATGACACCAGCGCATGGGATGTGAGCACCTACCTGGACGGCCAGTGTGTTGACACCCAGACGGTCAAGGCGGCCACTGATCTGGTGGCCAATGACTATGTGGTTTTCAAGACCAGCGCCACGCTGGAGGCCACTGCGGGCACCAAGCTAACCGGCGGCGCTGATGATGCGGCAGTCACCGGCGAGGACCACCAGGCTTTCCTGGATAAGCTGGAGGCCTATGCTTTCAACACCCTGTGCTGCCCGGCAACGGAGAGCACCGTGGTCAATCTGTATGTCAAGTACACCCAGCGCATGAGGGATGAGGTGGGTGCCAAATTCCAGCTTGTGGCCTGGAAACCCAGCGCTGACTATGAGGGCGTGATTGGCGTGTGGAACACCGCCACCCACGCCACCATTGCCAATGTGGACACCCAGGCGGTGGTCTACTGGACTACCGGCGCACATGCTGGCGTGGCCGTCAACAAGTCCCTCACCAATGCCAAGTATGACGGTGAGCTCATTCTGGACACCGAATACACCCAGGCAGCGCTTGAGGCGGCTCTCAAGGCGGGCAAGTTTATGTTCCACAATGTCAACGGGGTCACCCGTGTGCTGGAGGACATCAACACCCTGCTGACCCTCTCCGACACCAAGGGAGAGGTTTTCCAGTCCAACCAGACCATCCGTGTGTGTGACCAGATCGCCAATGACACGGCGGTGCTGTTCAACACCCGCTATGTGGGCACCGTGCCCAATGATGCCTCTGGCCGTGCCTCCCTGTGGGGCGATGTGGTCAAGCTCATCCAGGAGCTTGAGAAAATCCGTGCTGTTGAGAACTTTGACCCCGACACGGTGACCTGTGAGCAGGGTGACAAGAAAAAGGCAGTGCTGCTGACCATCAACGGCCTCAACATCATCAACGCCATGGCCCAGCTCTACATGAGCGTTATCATTCAGTAAAGGAGGATTGTGACACATGGCTGACAAAATCTCTATGAACACCCAGGATGCCGTGAGCGCCAACTTTGCTGAGTGCTTTGTGACGCTGAACGGCACCCGCTACTCCATGCTGATGGCCAAGGAGTTTGAGGGCAAGGCCTCCATCAACACCAAGGAAGTCTACCGTCTGGGCAATCCCGTGATCGGCCACAAGGCCCAAACCATTGCCCTGGCTTTCTCCATGACGGTCTATAAGTGCACGGAAATCTTTGACCAGGTGGTTGAGGACTTCATCAAGACGGGTGTGATGCCTACCTTTGACATCCAGACCTCCAACGATGACCCCGCCACCTCCGTTGGCCGGAGCACCAAGATTTACAACAACTGCGTGCTGGACGGTGATGTGCTGCTGTCCATGTTCAACGCAGAGGGTGACTTTGTGGAGCAGACCCTTGAGGGCTACTGCGACAGCTTCACCCGCCCCGAAAAGCACACCAACCCGTCCTATATGTAAGGGCGGCCAACTAAAGGAGGAAATCATCCATGAGTAACCTGTCTGCATTTATGCACGCCAATGTTGAGCAGATCGAAAACTACAAGTTTGCCGCCTCCCCCCGTTTCAAGGGGGAGGATGGCAAGCCCATGTTGTGGGAAATCTGCTGCATCTCCGCTGATGAATACGCCCGCATCCGCAACTCCTGCGTCCGGCAGGTGCCGGTGCCCGGCAAAAAGGGCCAGTACACCCAGCAGCTTGATAGCTACGCTTTCCAGGCCAAGGTGTGCGCCCGCTGCACGGTGTTCCCGGACCTGAGCAACGCAGAGCTCCAGAATGACTGGGGTGTTGCCAAGCCGGAGGAGCTGCTGGGCAAGCTGCTCATCGGCGGTGAGTTTGATGACTATGTGACGGAAGTTTTCCAGCTCAACGGTTTCAAGACTGAGAATGAGCTGGTTGATGAGGCAAAAAACTAATAGAGGACGGTGACCCAGAGGCCAGCTATGCACACTTCTGTCTGCAAAAGTTTGGCTGGGAGCCGTCCAAGTTTTTGAGCCTGCCCGTCAAGGAGCGTGCTTTTGTCATCGCCTCTATTGATGCCCGCTGTGCGGCGGAGCGGAAAAAAGAGGCGGAACTCAAGAACAAAGCAAACCGAAAGCGCAGATAGCACTTTTGGCTCCAGCTCTTGACATTGTGAACTAATTTAGCCTAAAATGGTGTCATCAACACCAAGGAGGGCTACATCATGGGAGCAAAAAATATGGTCATCGCTGGTGACTACATGGGAAAACCCATCACCGGCATTGGCGGCGTGGTGCAAATCTATGTTGACCGCAAAAACTACATTCTCCTGGATAAGTTTGGCGTGGACAGCTATGATGTCATCACAGAGGATACCCGCAAAAGCGCTGCCAGCGGCATTGCAAGAGGTGCCGTTGGTGCGGCTCTGTTAGGACCCGTTGGCTTGCTGGCAGGGCTATCCGCAAAAAACAAAAGCACCGTCACTGTTGCGGTCCGTTTCAAAGACGGAAAAAACAGCCTGCTTGAAATGGATGACAAGGTTTACAAGAACTTTGTCCGTGCCATGTTTTAAGCACTGAGCGCTTTTAGCGCCCTCACAGTAAGTGGGGGCGCTATTTTTATTCCCCACGAAAGGAGGCGGACTTGTGGCCACAATACGGTCCCAAATGGTCCTCAATGACCAAGTAACTGGCGTGCTCAAGAACATCACAAGGGCTCTGGATATTACCCTGCACAGCTTTGAGCAGATGCAGGATGCGAGTGCCAATGCTGTTGATGTGCGCCTCCTCAACCAAGCGAGGGCTGGCCTGGGAGAGGTCAATCTTGCCGTCCGTGAGATGGAGGAAAACTACCGCCGTGCGGCCCAGCAGGAGCAGCAGGTCACACGAAACATCCGCCAGAGCACTCAAGCAGAACAACAGCTCAATGCCAGCATCCGGGGCGGCAATGACGCACTGGATGACATGGTGGGCAAGGCCAAAAATCTGGCGGCCACCATCGGCGCAAGTGTTGGCCTCAAAAAGCTCATAGAGCTCTCTGACCAGATGACCAGTACCACCGCCCGCCTCAACTTCATAGTTGATGACGGCGGTAGTGTTGAGGCTCTGGAGGCCAAAATCATGGCCTCTGCCCAGCGCTCC